CAGAAGCTGATGAAGAAGCCTAAACCTATGCCTGTGCGTGGTGAGCGTACTGCAAAGAACAAAGCAAAGAAGCCTAAAAAATGAAAATGACAAAAGCTGGTCAGAAGAAAGTTGGCAAGGTAATGGGTGAGTACAAAGAAGGTACTCTCCATTCTGGCAAAGGTGGTAAGGTTGTAAAGAGCCGTGACCAAGCGATTGCCATTGCTATGGCAGAAGCTGCTAAAAAGATGGGCAGGATGAAGTAATGGCTGAACTAAGGGCTACTCCTTACGCTAATCCATTAACAGGGTTGTCCAACGATGTTATCCAAGGCTTGCTTGGTTACATGAAGGATAGAAAGCGAACACAGCAGATGCAAGGTCTAGCTGGTTTGCTTGAAAGCACAGGAATCCCTAAGACAGTAGAACGAGCAGCTTATGCTGAAAGTCCTACTGGTCTGCTAAACGCATTGACAAATGTAAATCGTGCCAATGTCCCATTGCTAAAGCCTGAGACTGCTGACGCATTGCTGACGCTATCACCAGTACCATCGGGTGCAAATAAGGCTGCTATGGTTGCTGGAAAAGCAGGTGAGCGTTATGCAGAGAAGGTAGTTCCACAGATTCTTGAGCGTGGTGGTTTACCTGCTGAGATGTTGCAGGGAATGGCTCAAGGTACTCAAAGCAATGTATATCGTCAATCTACGCCATTAAAACCTGACCCATCTGTTGGAACTCGTTTTGAACGTGAATTTATGGGTGGCTTGTTGGATAAAACACCACTTAAATTAGAAGATTACCAAGGCGCAAGCGTAATGATTATGCCTTGGGATAGCACAAGTAGAAACTATAAAATTCTTGGTGTATCTGACGAAGTATTGAAAAATCCAATTATTACGCATGGTGGACAAGACTACGCTAGAGATTTGGCGCATATTGAACAAGGTATTGCTGGCGCATCTAATTTAGGAATTGCTAAACGCATTAGAGATAGAGATGCTGTTGCAAGGATGGAAAACATAGAGGCTGGTGGTACTGGTGAAATATTGCACTTACCAGTCACAATGGGTTCTGGTTCTGAAAACTTCTCTGTTATGCCTGTTGAAGTTTTATTGAATTTTGCAGATAAAGCAAATCTTTCAAAAGAAGCTATTAAAGAATTTGACGATAGCATCAGAAACTTTAAAGTAGCAAAAGGTAAAGGCGAAGACCGAAAGGTAAGCTATCCATTTAAAGACTTTAAAGGAATCATGTCTGAAGAAGGCAGGGTTCAAATGTATTCTGGTGAAGGTGTAGATTCAACGGCAGGTGAATTGCGTAAAGCAATTACTGATAGGTTCTATCTAAAAGAAAACCAAGAAAAGTTTGGGTTTAATGCTGAAGATGTTAGCGCAGCATTGACTGACCCTGCGTTAGTTGGAGTCCCAAAGGGGTATGTTGGCAACACAGTAATTATGTCAACACCAGAAGGAATGCATTTGCGTCCATCTGTTAATAGAACATATAACACAGACTTCACAGGTCAGTATGAAGGCACATTAGGTCAAAGTTTGCCAGTTGAGGTTTTATTGGCTGAAAAATTTGGTTTGCTTGGCAATGAGTTTGCAGGTAAGACAGGCGACATTAGGAACATGATTCTTGGCGCACTTGAAAAACGCAAAGAAGGTGTGTCTCAAGTTATTGATGAGCCAATGATTGAGCGTTACTACAAATACCTTGCTGACCAAAGAAGCAAAGGTTTACTCGATTGATTCGTAGAGACTGAGAAGCATTGATTCAATATTGCGTTTAGCATCTTCCAAAAGGATAGATAAATCCTCTGTAGATAACTTCATTGCTTCTTCATCAAGGTCAATGTTTAAGACGCTTGGACTTGCTTTGTCTATGATTACTTTCATATTTACCTTTGTAGACACTATTGAACTATAATTATCTCACAACATCTTTTGTATATCAACCTTGACCAACCCTAGAGGAGTCAAACATGGCTGGAAGACCAATAAATAAACTACATCAAGAGGATGTACGCAAGAAAATACAGGTAAGTCAATTACTAAATGTCTTGCAAAATCATGCACTTGGTGTAGATGAAGACTTAAGTCCTACTCGGATGAAAGCAATTGAAATACTATTGCGTAAGTCTATGCCTGATATGGCATCTGTAACAGTAAGCGGAGACTCTGAACAACCACTTCAGCACATAGTTACATGGGCGAAGTAATCGAGATTCCTTACAAACCTAGAGAACAACAGCTTGCTATCCATGAACTGATGGACAGTAAGCGTTTTGGTGTTGTTGTTGCTCATAGGCGCATGGGCAAGACTGTCTCTGCGATTAACCATCTAATCAAGGACGCTATCCTCAATCAGAAGGAAGCACCTAGATACGCATACATTGCACCTACCTATGGACAAGCTAAACGAGTGGCTTGGGACTATCTCGTAAAGTATGCTGACCCACTAGGAGGCTCTAGCAATATCTCTGAGTTGCGAGTTGACTTCTGGGGTAGGCGTATCCAGCTATATGGCTCAGATAATCCAGAAGCATTGCGTGGTCAATATTTTGATGGGGTAATCCTAGACGAGATTGGTGACCAGAATCCTAAGATTTGGACAGACATTATTAGGCCCGCTTTGGCTGACCGCAAGGGCTGGTGTATGTTCATTGGTACACCCAAAGGTCACAACCACTTCAAAGAACTGCGAGACAGGGCAGAAACTGAGGATGGATGGGGTTTGCTAGAGTTCAAAGCCTCTGAAACAGGGGTGGTGGACGATACAGAACTGAAGGCTGCTCGTAATGAGATGGGTGAGGATAAGTACCGACAAGAGTTTGAATGTAGCTTTGACGCTGCTGTAGAAGGCTCTTACTATGGGCAAATCCTCAATGAGTTGGAAGACAAGCATCATATGCAAGAGATTCCCAGAGAGGAACTGAGCCGTACATTTACAGCTTGGGACTTGGGTATGGGTGACTCAACTTCTATTTGGGTTGCTCAGTTAGTAGGTACTGAGGTGCGTTGGATTGACTAGTACGAGAATCATGGTGTTGGACTAGACCACTATGTGAAGTGGATTAGGGACAATGACTATGCAAAAGCAGAGCATATTCTGCCCCATGACGTTAGAGTCAGAGAGTTAGGCTCTGGCAAAAGCCGACTAGAGATGCTTGAGGAAGCAGGACTAGAGATAAAGATTGCGCCAAGAATGGGCTTAGATGATGGTATTCAAGCTGTCAGAAGGTTGCTGCCAAGGTGCTGGTTCAATGTTCCTAAAGTCCAGACAGGGCTGAACTGCCTGAGAAACTACCGCAGAGATTACGATGAGAAGCGTAAGATTTTCTATGAGCGTCCATTGCATGACTGGTCATCACATGGCTCTGACTCATTCCGCTACTTAGCCCTTGGATTGGATGAAGGTCATTCAACTTGGTCTAAGCCTATCAACCAAACACCGAAATGGATTGTCTGATGTATTTAGAGCGTCAAGGCGTTAATTTAGCCCCTAAAGTAAAAGAACTTGAATTAAGAATCGAAATGTTGGAAAATGTCATTAAGGAGTTAAAATCGGACAAACCCCGAATGGGTCGCCCTCCAAAGGACAAAAATGCAACAGAACGAACTGAAGTCAATCCTACAGGCAGAGATTGATGATGCTATTGGGTACATTGAAACAGAAACTGTTGACCAGCGCAAACAGGCTCTACAGGCGTATCTACGACAGCCATATGGCAATGAGGTTGAGGGTAAATCTCAGATTGTTACTGGAGAAGTAGCAGAAGCTATTGATGGTGCGCTACCTAGCTTAGTTCGTATTTTCACAGGCTCAGATAATATTGTTATCTTTGAGCCACAGGGGCCTCAAGACGAAGCATCTGCCAAGCAAGCTACTGATTACTGCAATTGGGTATTCTTGCGTGACAACGAAGGTGTAGCCATTCTGCATGACTGGTTCAAAGATGCTTTGATGCAGAAGAACGGCATCGTTAAGGCATATTGGGAAAACAAAGAAGACATTACAAAAGAGCGTTACTACGACTTGTCTGATGATGAGTTAGCAATGCTGATGAGTGATGAGAGCATGGAAATTGTCGAGCAAGATACGACAGAGTTTCCAATCTATGACCCAATGGGACAGCCAGTCCTTGACCCAACTGGTATTCCAGTTATGGGTTCTACGCACAATGTCATAGTACAAAAGCGTAAGAAGTCAGGCAAAGTCACGATTGAGAATGTTCCTCCAGAGGAGTTCTTGATTAGCAAGAAGGCTCGCACTATTGCTGACAGCCCATTCGTAGCCCATCGTCAGATGTTGACTCGTAGTGACTTGGTTGCTATGGGTTTCAACAAGAAGCAAGTTGAAGGATTGCAGATGGACGATGCACTAGCGTACACACCAGAGCGTGTTGTGCGTTTCTCTGCTGGTGAGCAACCTTATCAAGTACAGACTGATGACCCATCAATGCAAGAGATTGAGGTCTTTGAGTGCTATGTCAAAACTGATATGAATGGCAAAGGTATTGCTACTCTGACTCAAGTTTTCTACGCTTCAAACGAGATTCTCCAAGATGCAGATGGTAAGGAAGCTGTTGAGGAAGTTGACTATGTTCCTTTCCATTCAATCTGCCCTATCCCAATTCCACACAAGTTCTTTGGCGACTCACTTGCTGACAGAACAACAGACTTGCAACTGATTAAGACTACTATCACTCGTCAGATGTTGGATAACTTATATCTGACAAACAATGCACGAGTGGTGGCAGTAGAAGGTCAGGTAAACCTTGACGACTTGCTTACATCTACTGCTGGTGGTGTTATTCGTGCTAAGTCTCAGAACGCTGTTCAACAACTTGTAGTGCAGAACGTAGCTTCTCAGGCTTTCCCAATGCTTCAGTACTTGGATACAGTCCAGTCTAAGCGTACTGGTGTGTCTGATGCTTCACAAGGTCTTGACCCATCTATCTTGCAGAATGTCACAGCAGCAGCAGTTGCCTCGATGCAACAAGCTGGCGCAGGTAAGATTGAACTGATGGCTCGAATCTTTGCAGAGACTGGTGTTAAGTCTTTGTTCCAAGGCATCTTGCATCTGCTCTGCAAGTACCAAGACAAGCCTCGTTTGGTGCGTATGCGTGGTGAATTCGTAGAGTTTGACCCTCGTACATGGGCTAACCAATACGATGTGGCTATTAACGTAGGTTTGGGTGCTGGTAACCGACAAGAGCAGATGGCTATGTTGTCAATGGTTCTGGCTAAACAAGAGCAGTTGATTGCTCAGTACGGCCCTGCCAATCCCTATGTCTCTCCTGCTCAATATCGTTCTACCTTGGGACGCATGGTTGAGATTGCTGGCTTTAAGGATTCTGCTGAGTTCTATAAGCCAATCACACCAGAGCAAGACCAGATGCTGTCGAATCCTCCTCCACAGCCACAGCAAATGCCTCCAGAAGTGCAAGCAATCATGGCTCGCACTCAGGCTGAGATTCAAGCCAACCAAGCTAAAGCACAAGCTGACATTCAGTTGAAGCAACAGCAACAACAGATTGATATGGAGATGGCACAACAGAAGGCTGCTCTTGAGATGCAATTGATGCGTGAGAAAGAAGCTGCTAAGTTGATGCTTGAGCGTGAGAAACAGCAAGCTTACTTTGCTATGAAGCAACAAGAGTTTGAAGCAGAAGCCCAATTGAAAGCAATGAAAATTGGTGCTGGCATTACATCTAACGTAGAGATTAAGGGTTAATCATGGCAATAAATTATGTACAGCCCAATGCTCTTTTTGAAGACTACATGGTATTTGATGAAGTTGTTAGCCCTCCAACAAACACAATTACTGATTATCGAGGAAAAGAATACGACAAAGATACATTAGTATCATTGGCGCAACAAATTGCACCAACACTAGATAAAAACAATCTAGCAGGTGGTGTTTACAGTACGAATAATGCAAACATTGGTTTTGCTTATGACCAAGCGACAAATGCTCTTGGATATAAGCCAACAGCAGCAGAACAAGTTGTTCTGGATATGGCTCGTCATTTGATTGATACAGGTGTAACAGATTTAACTCAAGTTGATGCTGGAAGTCAAAACCAAAGGTTTGGTTCTACCTATACTGGTGAAGGTGGAACAATCTATGAAATTAAGCGTGACCCAACTACAGGCGAAGTAGTCACTTCTACATGGGGTAAGACCACTAGCGACAAAGGAAACATTGTTGCTGCACTTTCTATTGGTGCAGGTTTGCTAGGTCTTCCAACTCAAGTTGGTACTGCGATTCTTGGTGCTGGTGCTAGTCCTGTTGCTGCTAGTGCATTGGGTGGTGCTTTATTGGGTGGCACAACATCAGCATTAACTGGTGGCGATGTACTTAAAGGTGCTTTACTTGGTGGCGCAGGTGGCGCAGTAAGTGGTTATTTGCAAAATGGCCCAATCGATGCGTCTAACATGACTTCAACGCAGTTTAATGATGCTCTTGAAACTCAGCTTATTGGCGAAATGCAAAAGGCTGGTCTAAATAACACACAAATCACACAGTTTTTAGAAAACGCTAGTGCTGCTGATATTGCTTCTGTTGTTAACGCATTACCAAGTGCAACAGATAACTTAATTGTTCAAGCTGCTAAAACTCCAATTACTGCTGATGCTTTGACCAATGTTTTGTCGCAAGTTCCTGCATTAACAGTAACTTCAACAAGACCACAACAAGTTTCTCCTGATACTATTAGTGCGATTACATCTAGTTTGTCTGGTAATGTAACCCCTCCTCCAACAGTAGAGGTAACTGCTGAAAGACCAAACAAAACAGATATTCCAGTAGTCACAACACCAACAGTAACTACTCCAAGCGTAACTGTACCTGTTGTTACACCAACTACAACAACTACAACTGATACTAAAAAGGACACATCATTAACAGCATCAGATGTTGTTAAGTTGATTAGTGCAGGTGCAACTGTTGCAGGTATTAACGCTGCTGTAAATAGTGGTGGTGGTACAGGTGCTACTCAATATCCAATTATTCCTATTCCAGAAAGTTGGGGCAATCCTCCAAAACCAAGTGTTGCGCCATTTACACAATTGCCTCCAATTAACTTTGGTGACAGAAACTTGTTGATTGGCACTCAATGGGAGAAGTTCCTAGACCCTAATTATGGTCAAGTGCCAGAGCCTGTGCAATACTCACAGCCATCAAACCTAAGTTACAACGATTTGATGGGCATCTTGGGTAAGAAGCAAGGTATGCCATCAGCTAGTAGCTTGAGCATCAACGACATTATTTCTGGAATACAAAACCAATATGGACAAGCACCTGCTCGCACAATGGGCTAAAAACTTACTGAATGATGACTTTTTCAAAGAAGTATTAGATAATTTGAAAAAAGAGCAGATTAGTGTAATAATTAACACAAGTGCAGAAGAATCTGATAGGCGTGAAGACGCTTACAGGCACATTAAGACTTTAGAACTAATTACAGGACACCTTGAAGGTTTAGCCTCGGAAACTGTGATTAGAGAGAAGAAATGGAAAATTCTGTAAGGGAAACCTTACCCTCCGTCCAGAAGGTTTCTGGCTATTTTTGAGATGACAAATGGAAAACACCAACCCACAAGGGAGTGAAAGCCTAGATGTAAACCAAGCCGCTTCAGCGTTAATGGGGCTAATGGGTGATTCAGAGGAAGCCGAACAAGGCCAAACCGAAGAACAGCCAGAGGAACTACAAGCGTCTGATGAAGCTGATGCCGAGTATTCTGAGGAAGAAGAAATCGAGCAACCAAAGCCTAAATATAAAGTTAAGGCTGCTGGTGAGGAGATTGAAGTTGACGAAGAAGAACTCATCAAAGGTTATCAGCAAGGTGTAGATTACACTAAAAAGTCTCAGGCTTTAGCTGAACAACGCAAAGCTGTAGAAGCAGAGCGTATTCACTTAGAGCAGGTGAAACAAGAGCGACAGGCATATGCCCAGAAATTGCAAGCGTTGGATAGCTTCCTTACGCAGCAAAATCAGGGTGTGGACTTAGATGTTCTAAAGGAAACAGACCCTATTGGCTATGCCGTAGCGGTAGCTGAACAGAGTCAGCGTGAGAAGCAGTTAGCAGTAGTAAGGCAAGAACAGCAACGCATTGCACAACAGCAACAAGCCGAGCAACAAGCCTCTTTGCAAAACCATCTCCGTCAAGAGTCTGAGAAGCTAGTGAGTCTGATTCCTGAGTTATCCACTCCACAGGGTGATGCGGTTCGGAAACAAATCCGTGACTATGCGAAATCTGTTGGATGGACTGACCAAGAACTCAGTTCCGTATATGACTCTCGTGCTGTGGTTTCTTTGTATAAAGC